GGTATTATTCGGTGGGTCAAAATCCACATTGTCATACGCAATATTCGTAGTAGACCAATTTGTATTAAGCCTCCCCTCGATACTTGCTCTTTCACTTACCCATGACATACTTACTCATTCCTACTTTTAATTCATTCATCGTTACACCAACCATGCCGTGGGGAGCTTGCTTGCTCCAACCATGCTCCAACCTATTTATGTATGGCAAACTATTCGTTATGTAAATCGCCTTAGTCAACCCAGTATTTTTTGGGAGCATTGGGCTTTTTTGCATCACAGACTGCGTAGTAGTGTCATCAATATTTCCCACAGATAGATTCCAATTAGCCCTTGCTCTTCCGGTGTCCACAGGAGTTTTCTTTGTAACTCTTGTGTAAGCATCCAGAGAGATTTTCCTGACAACAAGATTAATCTCTAAGCCTGCATCTTTAGAGAACTTTTCTATGTCTAGTGCAAAGGTCATCCCATTCTCTCGCCAATTATTTGATATGTAGCCCCTGCCGGATCAAACGAAATCTGATTAACGCTATATACTTCCCCATCTCTTACTATTTGATCGTTTGTATCGGGTGTCCCAGTAATATCTGATGCCTTGATTGTGAACTCTAAAGCACCACCATGCTCTGTTGTTATAAAGTTTTTATCGACAGATGAACCAGCTTGAGGAGTCACTATCGCCTTTATTGATGTGTCAGAGTCCGTATGGGACACAACACCACTTGACGTAGTATAACTACCCGTTGTTCTCTTCCTGAAGGTAATGGTTTCTGCAATATCACCAACAGCAACAAACGCTGAATCTACTGCGGAAGCAATACTTGAGCGCAAACCCATTATGTTCTCAATACAGTAGCAACGCCGAATTTGGCACGTTCATGGATAACCCCCCAGCCTCTAAGCATTTCACTAACAATACTGGGCAATACATCTGCGGTGTCAGTCTTATCAAATGTCAAACTAACAGACCCAACCCCAACGCTTGCAATCCCTTTTCCGCTTGCGTCACCAGTTCTGTCTGAAGCAATTAAATATTTGGCAAATTCTGCACAAGCATTGGTAACAGGTGTAGGTAGCTCTGTTGTCTCAACTGAATACCCGTCAGGAGTAGTCACCCCTGCCCTTGGGTATCTTAACGCTTGAGTATCAGTGTTCTTTTCCCCGATCCAATCTATCCGCTCATCCATAAGCCGGGTAGACATTTTAAGAGCCTTTTCTTTGTCTGCAGTAGAGGCTCCCGTCCAATCCGTGACATTAAGATTGTTACCATGATAGGTGTCTGCATCCGCTACAGTGATATAACTGTCAGAAGATGTGCCACCAATAGTCGCATCTAAGGCCACTACTTAGTCCACCCTGCTTTCTTATAATTATCAACTTCTTCGGGATGAACGTCTGCGCTCTGCTCTCCCCTTTTCATCTTGACTAACTTGCTTTTCTTTACTGCTTTTTTCTTTACTACCTTCTTGATTCCCATGACTACACCCCAAATAAGATGCCCCCAACAGCAATTGCTGAAGGGGGCTGATCTTAGATTAACCCATGATAATTGCGATATTGTCAGGCTTCCATGCTTTAGTTCCCCAAGCGGATGCCACTTCTACCATCTGCTTGCGATAACCCTTGTACACCCTGATTTCAAATACCAATCCAGAATGTGGGTCTTGAACCATCATGCTGTCAGTTGCGGCATCCCCATCAGGAGTAGCAGGAGCGCGAATTGCCAGTTCTACTGCTGACTGATGGAAAAGCACATTAGGTGTATGAGCATTTCCTACTGTTACACCATCATTATCGTCTTCAGCCGCCTGTAAACCGGGGCTACCAATTACGATATCACCACCAGTTAGTGCGGTGTTGACCACATAATTGTCGCTAGTGCCTGTAATAGTAACAATATCACCAGCAAGAATAGTGCCAGAACCAGTATCTACTGATACTGTCGTATCATTTACTGACCCAGCAGCACTCAATTGGTAGTTTGTTCCTGTTCCAATAGTGTGAGCGGAAATCTGCCCAGACTCTTTGAGCATACAACCTTGCAAATTAAGCAATGTTCCTTGACGTAACATAAGGTCATCACCGGACTCATTTACTTTCTGTAACTGAGCCAGATTTCGCAAGTTTGTACCAGCAGTTGTACTAAGAACCAAACTCAACCGACCGTCATTAGTCACACCACCATTATCAGCAATAATCTGTCTAGCTGAAGCAACTAGAGCGAAAGTTGTTGCAAATGGAGTTGTTCCTGCGGTTCCAACAGCCCTTGACGCTCCTCGATAAGCAGCTTGCCAGAGGTCTTCTTCTATTTCATTGGTAAGAGTCCGCATTGCTTGAGCAATCTGATCACCATAAATAGTCTCATACCCTGACCCATTGTTGACGTGCTGAATATCCTCGCCCGTCCAAGGAATCTGAACTGCGCGAGCATTATCAATCGTCATCGTCTTGGTATCAATCGTCTGGTCTGTCCCTTGCGGGATAGTCATAGACTCAGTGATGTTTGTAGCAGATGCGGAGCGCGTGAAATGTGAACGTACTGTGTCGTTTAGTGCGACACGCGCAGTTTTTGCATTGATAGTTGATGATGGGATAAACCCAACAAGTTCTCGTCCAACTGTATCGGCTGCCTTATAAATATCACCAGCCAAGTTGGTAAGTGTGTTTGCCATGATATGTCCTCAAATAATTAAAAAAGTATTCCGAGGACATTGGAGTCCTCTTGCCTGTGATTGCGCTGCAATCCACAAAAGTGACTCTGCCACACTTGTAGTTTTAGTTCATTTACTAATGGTTGTCAACTACTTTTCCTCCCTTCTTTGAAAATCCTGACCTTTCCTTCTGAGTCATTGCATCGAACTCTTTTCTCGTTACAGTATTACTGCCATCTTCTCCACCACCAGACCCATGCTGAGAACCGCCTCCATTAGATAAGGCGAACAGGTGCGGAGCCGTTTCGGTTAAGCCTTTTACCCATGAGTCCACTCCCATTGGCTCAGTAGCTCCTGCAAGATAGATTACATTTCCATCACTATCCATTGGAACTGCCTGACCCTCTTTTAACCTAAATACTGCCTTTGCCCTCAACAAGATATCCTCGGTTGCTGTAGGCAAAACTCCGTGTTTGGATGCCTGATCTCTAACTGCGGAATCTATCATTAACCCTTCAAGCTGTCTTTGGTATGTACTATTCTCTTCTTCCAAAACTTTATAGACTTTATTGTGATCTTTCCGTATGCGGGCGGTACGCTCTTCCACAAGTTCATCAATCTTGCCAGCATCAATTAGCTTCTTGTCTTTCTGATCTCGTTGTTTCTGCATCATTTTCGCATACTGATCGAGGTCTACATTAGCAAATTTGCTCTGCAAAGCATCCATATCCTTCATCAGCTTCACATTGTTTCCACGAAACTCGTCCAACTTCCCTTTAATCTCTTCATATTGCTCTGCTGTGTATGTGATTTCTTCGCTCATTTTTAGTCTCCGATTGCCCGTTAAACTATCTGATCTTGCCCAAAAAGTATCTGCTTTTCAAACTTTTCCGACCTAATGCCTCATCAATAAACCTTCTCACCTCTGAGGGTTTTACTTTATCCCATTCTCTACTTGCTATCGTACCCAGTGTCTTTCCATTATCAACATCAAGGACAAGCCCCCCTCCCCGTACCTCAACGAGCAGCATCAGTTTATCAAATGCCTCATCAGTCGGCTTGGTGGTCAAAGACACATAAACATTCTTATTTGAAACATGAGTCCTGATCGCTCCAGTGCGGTTCTGAAACTCAAACATTGATTTAGTCGGTTCATCACCGGGGGTTTTCATTCCCTCTAATCTAGTAACGTCCCTATGGTCTAATGCCCTAATCCCCGGAGTGCCGCCTTGATTAGCCCCAGACAGATCAAGTTGCCTACCGTCTGCCATGATATACCCGGTATCAGATGCCATGCCGGTTTCCCCGTAATACTTGAATGCCTCATCTGTCAGTTTCTTGTCTGGGGTTACAGGGACAACCTTTCTCGCCGCTTTTGGTTTTAATTTTGCCCCTCGGTTTGCCAATTCATCTTCAATGAACTTTTTATGCTCTACCCATCTGTCCCAATCCCGTGGGTCAGAAGCCCCCTCTCGACTCCCTGCTTTATACAAATCATCTTCATAGGTTTTCAAGATACGTTGCAATTGCGGGGTAGAATCGCCGCGCCACATCTTTTCCAGAGTTGAGTTAGCAAATCCACCTCCGATCTGCGTCCCCCCTACCTTCTCCCCGAAATACTCCATTGACCCGTCAGGAAGCTCTTTGAATCCGTTCCGAGAATACCAATCTCGCAACTGACTGCTCGACATCCCATCAAACCCTATCTGTTTAGGATTCAGTCTTAGCGGTACGCCGTGCTTATCGGCTATCCGTTTTGCCTCTCTGAGCGCAGATGCCCCTGCGCCTTTTCCCTTCTCTATGGCGCGTATCTCGTCTATCCACACCGCATCTCCAAATGAATCTAACTTAACAATGGCCGTACCGTCCTGCGTAATCCTTGCCTTGCCCCCAAGAGGGTTTGCAGAGGTGACTGATTCAAAGTCTTTTAGCGCAGATGACAAAGCCTCTTGATTCTGCGCTACTGATAACTTTAACTTCTTCCCCCCT